TAGCAGCAAGTACAGCCTTTTCGGATGAAAGATTAAAAGAAAATATTAAAAAAATAGAAAACCCATTAAAAGCAATTGAACAGCTAAATGGAGTTACTTATGATTGGAAGGCTAACGGAAAATCTAGCGTTGGAGTTATTGCTCAAGATGTACAAAAAGTATTTCCTGACTTAGTAAAAGAAGTTCAGCCATTAGAAGGTGACGAAAAAAGACTTACAGTTAATTACGATGGTTTAATTGGGGTATTAATTGAAGCTGTTAAGGATTTATCAAATCAAGTTAACGAATTAAAAAAATAAAAAATGGCATTAAAAGGCAACTTGCAAAAAATTGAATATATTGACCACGAAAGTGAATTGGTTGATTGGGTAACAATAAATGAACAAGGCGAAGAAGTAGCGACAAAAGCTCCAAGAAAAATACCATCTAGCACTGACTACAATGATGTGTATTTAACAATTAAACAAATAGACCTTTTCTCTCAATGTTGCAATGATGGTTTGTCAATCGTTTTTATATATGCCGTTTATGAAAGTGAACAAGCAAGAATTGACGACGTTGAAGACTGTTTATATACCAAAACGGGTATGTTGTTCAATTATGACCACGATTTAAATTTATATACTCAAATATACGATTCAATCAAATTAGAAGAAGGGAATACTAACTTAATAAACGGGTAAAATGCCAATTACACCAAGTGGACCTATTGCATTAATTCAAGACATTGACGCAGTCTTTGACCAAGGAACTGAAGACATTAGTCTTCTTGACGCTGCTGTTCTTGCAGGACTACCGTCAGGAGAAGTAGCTATGACCGACTTCTATGGGTTAAGTAGTGAGGCAACATTGACTCTTGCATTTGTTGATAGCACACCAACAGGTGCCTCAATGTCAACTAGTTCAATAAGTATAACAGGAACACCTGGAGATTCATTCTCTACACAAACTAGAACAATTTCCAGAGCATCACAATACTACTTATCAAATGTTTCAGTTAGCAAAAGTGGTGACACAGGAAATAATGTTAGTGCAACAGGTTCACTTGCTTCTGGAAGCACAGGTTTTCAAAATGGACTTGTTACAATCACAGGAACAATTCCAAATGTTTCTACTACTGTAACGCTGAATGTAAGTTGTACTGCTACTCTAAAAGCGAGCAGAGGTTGTTACAGTTCTTCAGCTCAAATTTATTATGTCGGCTCCAATGGTGGATATTGGCACTGGAGATTCTACTTTAATGGAGGAGGCACAGGATATCCCTACATAGGAGGCTCAGCAGATGGAGGAACATCTAGTTCTGCGTTACATTACAACAGTCCAACTTCTGGAGGCTCTGGCACTGAATATTATGGTTACTACATACCAGCTGCTTGTTGTAGTGCTACTTCTATCTATTCCGGAGGTAGTGTGGGAGAAAGTGCAACCTACCAATCTTGTAGTGGAACAATAAGTAGAACCTTGTAATGGAAGATTTAAAGATATAAGGTTTAAATGGAGTACATACAAACAAATAGCGCATTGTTGGATATTGATGTGATATATCACATCGTAAAACTAAATAAAAATGAACTTTAACGATATAAAAATATTAGGCATAAATAGTTTGGTCTTAGGAGTTTCTATGACGCAGATAGACGTAATACTAAAAATTTTATTACTTTTAGTATCAATTGGATACACAATCCATAAATGGTACTTAATGTATGGAAAGAATAAGTGAACATATATCGTATAAAGAAGGTATTAAATCTAATACCGCAACCCGTTTAGGAATTAAAAACACACCCGATGATTACCAAATTACTAATATGGTAAACATTGGCGTTAATGTTTTCGAGCCTCTTAGAAAATATGTAGGTGGCCCTATAAGAATCAACAGTTTTTACAGATGCGAAAAATTGAACCGAGCTATCGGTGGAAGTTCACGCTCGCAACATTGTGAGGGTCGAGCGATTGACCTAGATGATACACTTGGTCATAAAACAAATGCTGAGATGTATAAGTACATAAAAGATAATTTAAGCTTTGACCAACTCATATGGGAGTTTGGTGACGACACTAATCCAGATTGGATTCATGTAAGCTATGTCCACCCAGATGAAAACAGAAAGCGCTGCCTAAGAGCAGAGCGAACAAATGGTAAAACTACATATCGAGTGATATGAGTAAAGAAAAAAAACCGTTTAAAGAAACAGGTGTGGGAAGGTTTCTCATTGAGAAAGCGCCTTCAATACTAGGTATTGTTGGTGATGCTATACTTCCAGGCAATGTTATCTCAGAGCTTATCAGCGGAAACAACGAGCTTAGTGAAGGAGACAAAAGAATAGCTCTTGAAAAACTTAGACTTGAGCGCGCTGAAATAGATGGTGTTACTAGAAGGTGGGTTGCAGACTCTGGAAGCCAGAGCTGGCTTGCTCGCAATGTAAGACCGCTAACTCTAGTAGTGTTAGTACTTGCCTATGTAGGTGGCTGGTATATGGGATTAGACACCTCAGATACAGCCTCTCTTTTAACATGGGTCCTTTGCGGATATTTCGGAGCGAGAACGGCAGATAAGATAGGAGTAAAACTTCCAGGTAAATAATTCATATATTTGTATTAATAAATTTAATACAATGCATATTAGAAAGATATCAATAGGTCCAGACTATAAGTCTAGCGCAATGCACTATATTGTAGGACAAGAAATACTAGGAGGTTCACACAGCATTCATTTAATAAAAGAAGACGAGCAGAAAGGCTCAATAAAAATATGGATTCAAAAAGAAGATGAAATATTTTTATGGAAAGAGTTTAATTCAAGTATGCCAATTTCTTTAGAATATAATATAAACTTTTAATGAGGTCACCTTTTTATTTTATAGTAAAACCTACAAAGGGTAAAAGATACAATAACTCAAAAGAAATAGGTGGGGTTGATTTTATAACTAGCACTTCAGAAGAAAACCACATAGCTTCTAACAGAGAGGCTATTGTTGTTTCTACTCCCCTAGGATACGATGGAGAAATAGAGCCAGGAGATACTCTTTTAGTACACCATAATGTTTTTAAGTTTTACAATGACATGAAGGGCAGGCAACAGAGCGGTAAAAGTTTTTTCATGGATGATTTGTTTTTTGTAGACAATCAGCAGTTTTATATGTATAATAAAAACAATAAATGGCATTGCCATGATAAGTATTGTTTTGTAGAGCCAGTGCCAGTTACTGAATCTTATATACATAAGCCTTTTGCTGAAGAGCCCCTTATGGGTAAAATGAAATATATAAATAAAACATTACAAGAGCGTGGTATAAAAGAAGGCGATTTAGTTACCTTTAGACCAGATACTGAATATGAATTTAATGTAGATGGTCAAAAGCTATATAGAATGTATGACCACCATATTACAATGTGTTTATGAAACATGCTATTAAGTGTAGTCAGTGTAATGAAATGTTTACTGGCGGTTATGATTATAGAATGCACTGGGAGAAAGCTCATTTAGATAACGCAATAAAACAAAATGAAATCAGAAGAACTCAAGATAAAAATAATTGAAGCGGGAAGAAAAGCTGTAGAACAGCTTATTAAAGTTGCTAAAGAAGATATTATAAAGCACGACCCAGAAGATGAGATTGCGGCAGATAGATTAAAGAACGCAGCAGCTACAAAGAAGTTGGCTGTATTTGATGCTTTTGACATATTAAATAAGATAGACCAGGAGCAGGAGAATATAAACTTATCAAATAACACAGACGCTAAAGTTGAAACAAAACAAGGATTTGCAGAAAGACGCTCAAAGTAGCATCTACAAAGTTTTAGAAGGATACATACCCAAAGGTGTTTTAGCTAATAAAAACAGAGCTAAGACTTGGGAGTATGGATATAACGACAAGTATGACTTTGTTTGCATTTCTAAAAATGGTACGCTCGGAGATGTTGTAGAAATATCAGGTCTTAAAATAGGTTTACCCGTACTTCCTAAGGATTGTTTCTCAAGGTCTAAGAATATATCAGAGCAATATTGGGAAAGACAAGAACTCCCAAAGGAGCTGTCAAGAATATATTCTATATTTCAATGGAACGAAATGCCTACTCCTTTTAAATCAAGATGGGTAGATTATATAGAGTCTGAATTTGACAATAGGGAAGAAGGGCATTGGTTTATGAATAATGGAAAACCAACTTACATTACTGGCTCACATTATATGTATCTACAATGGTCAGCAATTGATGTAGGTTATCCAGATTATAGAGAGGCTAACAGAATATTTTATATTTTTTGGGAAGCGTGTAAAGCAGATAAGCGAGCCTTTGGTATGATATATTTAAAGATTAGACGTTCAGGGTTTTCATTTATGGGTTCTTCAGAGTGTGTAAACGCAGGTACATTAGCAAAAGATTCTAGGGTAGGCATATTATCAAAAACTGGAGCGGATTCTAAAAAGATGTTTACCGATAAGGTAGTTCCTATATCTAATAGACTTCCGTTCTTTTTTAAACCCATACAGGATGGTATGGATAAACCAAAGACTGAACTAGCCTTTAGGATACCAGCATCTAAGATTACAAAGAAAAATATGTACGATAGTGTTAATGAAGAGCTTACGGGTCTTGATACCACTATTGACTGGAAAAATACAGATGACAACTCCTATGATGGTGAAAAACTTATGCTGTTAGTCCATGATGAAAGTGGTAAGTGGATAAAGCCAAATAATATACTCAACAACTGGAGAGTCACTAAGACTTGTTTAAGGTTAGGTAGTAAGATAATAGGTAAGTGTTTGATGGGCTCTACTTCAAATGCTCTTGATAAAGGCGGTAGTAATTTTAAAAAGCTCTATGAAGATTCTGATGTAAACAAAAGAAACGCTAACGGACAAACTAAAAGCGGCATGTATTCTTTGTTTATTCCTATGGAAATGAACATGGAAGGATTTATAGATGTGTATGGGCAGCCAGTTCTTATAGCTCCTAAAGAAAAACGAAAGGGTGTTGATGGAGAATGGATTACTAACGGAGCTATAGACTATTGGCAGGCTGAAGTAGATTCTCTAAAATCAGATGCGGATGCACTGAACGAATTTTACAGACAGTTTCCTAGAACAGAGTCACACGCATTTAGAGATGAGAGTAAGTCTTCTCTTTTTAATCTTACAAAGATATACCAACAGATAGACTATAACGATTCTTTAATACTAGAACACCACTTAACAAGAGGGAACTTTTATTGGCAGAATGGAATTAAAGATACTAAGGTGGCTTTTAGTCCTGACAAGAGAGGTAGGTTTTTAATTAGCTGGACACCATCAAAGGGATTGCAAAATAATGTTATTGATAGGAGAGGCATTAAGTTTCCAGGCAATGACCATATGGGAGCGTTTGGATGTGACTCTTATGATATATCTGGAACTGTCGGCGGTGGAGGTTCTAATGGAGCTTTACATGGAATGACTAAGTTTAGCATGGAGGAAGCTCCTGCTAATGAGTTTTTTTTAGAGTATGTAGCTAGGCCGCAAACAGCTGAGATATTTTTTGAAGAAGTATTGATGGCTTGTGTGTTTTATGGTATGCCAATATTAGTGGAGAATAACAAGCCTAGATTACTGTATCATTTTAAGAACAGAGGATATAGAGGTTTTTCCATGAACAGACCTGATAAGCATATGTCCAAGCTATCAAAAACAGAGAAAGAACTAGGGGGTATTCCTAATAGTTCTGAGGATGTAAAGCAGTCTCACGCTGCTGCAATTGAATCTTACATAGAAAAAAATGTAGGAATAGATTTTGACGGACAGTTTAGAGAGTCCGGAGATATGGGTAATATGTTGTTTACAAGGACTTTAGAAGACTGGGCAAAGTTTGATATAAGTAATAGAACTAAGTTTGATGCGAGTATTAGTTCTGGATTAGCTGTTATGGCTACACAAAGGCATATGTATCAAGTAGAGAAAAAACAATCAAAAATAAACCTTAACTTTGCAAGGTATACAAATAAGGGAAATTTAAGTGAATTA